AGCAACACTTGATGCCGGTCCAGCTGGTGATATTATAAAGATACCTGTTACCATGCAATATAAATATTGGGAGACTCTTGATATTAATAACCAACCACCTAACCTTATGGAGAAGGTTCTTGATACAATAATTACAGGTGCAGAGAGATCAATTAATGCGAACATACCGAAGGTGTTAAGCAGACTCGGTTAAGCAAATTATGATAAAGGATGAAACATTATGGCGTTACCTAAACTACAAACTTCTGAGTACACACTAACATTACCATCAACACAGGAGGAAATTAAATATAGACCATTCTTGGTCAAAGAACAAAAGATTTTGATGATTGCTCAAGAATCTGGTGAGGAATCTCAGATTGCTGATGCTATTGGTCAACTAGTAACAAATTGCACCTTTGGTGGTGTAGATGTTAATACCAATCCAATGTTTGATATTGAATATGTATTTCTACAATTGAGAGTAAAATCTGCTGGAGCTAAAGTTACACTTAGTGTGACATGTCCAGATGATGGTGAGACTAAAGTTGAAACTGAGATTGATTTATCGGAAATTACGGTGCAAATGAGTTTGGAACATTCTCAAGAGGTCGAGCTTACAAAAGATATTAAACTAAGATTGCGGTATCCAATTTTGAAAGATATGAAAAATTTAGATATGAATCTTTCTGATTTTGAAAGAAGTATAATTATGTTCCATGAGTGTGTTGAAAGTGTTGTGGATGGAGATGAGATTATAAACAGAATTGACATGACAACAGATGATATTGCTGAGTTTGTTGATTCATTTAATACGGAACAACTAGAGAATGTGTTAAAGTTTTTTGAAACGATGCCAAAATTACGACATATAATTGATGTGACTAATCCTAAAACTAAGAAGAAGGGTGAAGTACTATTGGAGGGATTACCAAGTTTTTTAGTATAGCGCTGTCTCATGACTCCTTGACAAATTATTATAAACTAAATTTTGCAATGATACAGCATCATAAATGGAGTTTAACTGAGTTGGAGGATATGTTGCCGTGGGAGAGAGAAATATACCTTAATTTATTGTCACAAAACCTCAAAGAAGAGAAAGCGGAGTACGAAAAACAAGAAAGAAAAAACAGGAGATAGTCAAATGGGCGAAGAGGAAATTAAAGCATCAGGTCATCATCCAGCAGATACGAATGGCGATGGTAAGGTTAGTCCTGACGAAAAACAGATGTATCTTGAGTTTAAACGTAAGGAACTTGAGGATGCAGACGCAATGCGTGATGCACAACGTACAATGGCATGGTACTCACTTGGCGGTATGTTAATGTATCCTATTATTGTGGTCCTTGCAACAGTTTTCAATATGGATCAAGCAGCAAAGATTCTTGGTGATATGGCGGGTGTGTATTTCATCGCAGTTGCCGGTATCGTCGCAGCGTTCTTTGGCGCGCAGGCACTTAGCAAACCTAAGAAATAAGGAATAAGTCATGGCCGATTTAAAAGATGTTATTGATAAACTAGAAAATGAAGGTACACTCGTTCGTAACAAGGGCGCACATTCTATTAGATCAGTCAAAGAAATTATGCAGGAAAGCCAAGAATCCCCTGCGGAAAGAAAACAAAAATTAGAAGATTCAAGAAACGCAGCAGATAAAACCAATACCCTACTTGAGTCAATAGCTAGCGGCGTCAGTGTTAGTAGTGGCGGTGCGTCTGAAGCAAAAAAATCAGGTAAGTTAGGTGGATTGCTTGGTGGTATAGGTGGTGCATTAGGCGGTCTGGGTATAGGTGTTGGTGCTGCAATGGGTGGACTAGGTGCATTATTTGCTGGTGGTGGTTATCTTCTTAAACAACTTGCAGAATTTGATGGTAAAGCAGTTGTTGCAAACGTAAGAGAACTCTTCAAGATTGCAGACTTAACTACTGGAATTGGTAATGCTTTTTCTCAAGGTGGTCAATTCCTTATATCTATGGTAGGTATTGGTCTTGGACTAGCTGTATTTGGTGCTGGTGCGGCCATTGCCTCGGCAGGGGGTGCATTATCTAAATTTCTTGATCCAAAATGGGCGGAGACTATTGTTAAAAATGTAGTTATATTGTTGGGTATTAGTAAGACAGTTGGTGGTTCAGCGGAACTTCTAAAGAAAGGTGGTGCCTTCTTCTTAGCAATGACAGGTATTGGTCTTGGACTAGCGGTATTTGGTACTGGGGCTGCTGTCGCTGGATTAGCCGGGGCCCTAACTAACTTTATTGATAAAACATGGGCACAGGGTATTGTTGATAATGTTGTAATATTGTTGAGTATCAAAGATAAGTTAGGTGGTAATGCGAACCTTTTAGCATCTGGTGGTGCCTTCTTCTTAGCAATGGCAGGTATTGGTGCTGGACTAGCGGTATTTGGTGTTGGTGCAGCACTTACTGGACTTGCACAATTTATAGTAAAAGATGATTGGGCTACAAGACTTAAAAATAGCGTTGTAACTCTATTGAGTATCAAAGATGCTTTAGGTGGTAATGCGAACCTTTTAGTATCTGGTGGTGCCTTCTTCTTAGCAATGGCAGGTATTGGTGCTGGACTAGCCGCCTTCTCGGCCGGTCAGACAGCTGCTGGATTTACACAATTTATTTCAAAGGAGGATTGGGCACAAAAGATTAAAGATAGTGTCAAAACCCTAATGGGAATAGCTGACCTTAAATTTGGTGATGTTGCGAAGTTCGCCGTATTCATGACAGCTGTTGCTGCTGGTTTGGTTGCGTTTGCAGTAGGTAAAGGTGCTAATGCTATGGGTGATGTTATTGGTAAATTTACAGGTAATTTTGCTGTTAACATTGTCAAAGATGTTAACACATTAATGGCAATGATAAATGACCCAAATGTAAATCAAAAAAAGGCTAATGAATTTAGTTCTATAATGGGTACTATTGCAGCGGGTCTTGTTAAGTTTTCCGCCGGTAAATTTATAGGTACTCTTGCTAGTGCAGCTGCAGGCGTTGTGGGTTTCTTGACTGGCGCAAAAAGCCCAATCCAAGAAATTCGAAACATAGCAAAAGAGGCAGATAATATAGAGAAGGGCGCAAATGCTATTGGAAAGGTTTCTGACAATCTAAAAAAAATTGGGTCATTAAAGTTTGATGGTTCAGACATTAACATTAAAGATTTTTCAAAAGACTTACTGGATTCTGTCCCTGCAATTGAAGCAGCCATAATGGGTGGTAAAATTAAGGGTGGAGTATTCAGTAGCGATATTAAATATAAAGGTTTAGCATCGACAGAAATTAAGTGGAGTGATGCTGCAAAAAATATAAGAACTATTCAAGCGGCATTAAAAGTAGACCCAGCAGAGGAGATGGATTCAACCGCCGAGGACATTGCGGGTGCAACAAATAGTATATTCGAAACTTTAAAAAGAAGTATTGATGAATTAACAGCGCAAATTGCCCTAATTCCTGTTGGTGGAAATACTGTAAATGCACCAACCAATGTCAAGAATGAAGGTGACGTTGTTGCAACAGCTCCTGTTGTAAATACAAGGTATGGTGGTGGTTTGTCATCTTCGCAGCAGAACTTTTAAAAAAAGGGGGGAACCGAAGTTCCCCCTCTCTCCTTACTCTTTTGCCAACTTTTCAAAGTAGGACATTGTGTCCTCATCATCACCAGTATCAACAGTAGGCGCTGGAGTAGGTTTCGTATCCACCTTTGGTTCAACCCAAGGTGCATCTTCCATAACCGCAGCAGCATTCCCTACTGTGGTCGTCCCTGCAAGAACCATATCCATACGCTTCTTGAGTTCATCATAGGACTTGAAGTTAGTTTCAGAAGTAAACTCTGATAGAGGATACTCCTTCTTCCACACTTCTTCCAACTTATCATCATCATCAAAGAGAGCAGATGGTGCTGAGAACTCTGACTTATCATAGTTCCAGTAACCTTCTACCTTACGAAGCTTCAACTTGAAGTTCGCACCAGCCCAGAAGTCAAAGGGATTAATTGGAGTTTCATCCTTAAACGCAGGTTGCATTGCTTCCATGCACTTGTCAAAGATTTTCTTACCAAAGCGATAGAGCATAACCTTACCCTCATTCTCAGGATTTGCAGAGTCTTCAACAACGTAGATGTTTGCAAAATACTGCAACTTACGCTTCTGCTTGCGAGCAATCTCCTTATCAGACTCAACACCTGAGTTCCAATATGCAGAGTTCATCTCTGACACGGGATCATTCTGACCAATAGTTGTGAGAGAGTTCTCAATATACCACTGTCCAGTAGGGCCTTGAAACGCATGGTTCCAGACCTTTGCCCAAGGCATATCCTCACCCTCTACTGCGGGAAGGAAACGAATAACGGCATAACCATTACCGCTCTTATCCATGACGGGTTTCCAAAGACGATCA